GGCCACGTCGGACTCGCAGAAGGCGGTGATCCGGTCCATGGTCTTGACATCGGCGTCTCCGGTGTCGATGAACGACAGCACCGGAAGCCCCAGGTCGCTCGCCGTTTGCAGCGGGACCTGGAGCCGGTAGTAGAACGACGCCGTGTGACGGTGCGGGATGGTGGTGAAGACGTGGAGCGGCCGCACCTAGTACCCCAGGTCCCGCTTGCGAATCGCGCGTCCCTTGCGGATCTCTCCCACGTTCTTGTTGCCGAGCCAGTTCATGGTTCCGGTGCTCTTCGCCTGAGCGTCGGTGACCTTGCCCCACCCGAGATCGGGGATCTTGAGGGTGGGCGCCTTCCGGCCCTCTCCGGCACCCGGCACCACTCCGACGCCCCGCCCTCGAGCCTCGGCGTATCGCCCCGCCAGAGTGGTCGCCCCCGGGAGGCCTTCGATCTCGACGCTCTCGACCGAGTCCTTCTTGGCCGGCACACGCTTCACCACCGGCTGACGCTTACCCCACACTCGACACCTCCTTGTTGAGATCGGCGCCCCAGAACGTCTTGCCCGTCCGGGCCATCGCAGCGCGGCGATCGTAGGCCGAATACTCCGGGTGCCTGTCGAGCCACCCGTAGAACTTCCGCTTGTCGTTGATCATATCCCCGTCTACCAACTCGGCAACCTCTAGGACCGGGCCTCGGATGCTGGCGACGTGCTTCCACCCGCCCTTGAGCCCCAGGCCCGCCCCGTTGTCCTCGCGCAGTTCCTTCACCGCGTCCATCGTGCTGACGAACCCGTCCACCCGGTCTCTCCACAGAGACGGCTCGGTGACCTGGTCTACCACGCCTTCGTTCTTGCCGACGAAGAAGCTCATCGCGATCCCGGGTCTCCTCCCCAGCTGGCGCCGTTGGTGCGGTGGGACGGGCGCGGATCTTCCGTGACATCCCGGGTCTCTCCGTCGGGAGACGACACCCCGCCCGGAACCCTCGGGAGCTTGGAGAAGTGCGAGGCGGGGCCGATCACGTCCCACTCTCCGATGATCTCGGTCGGGTCGTACCCCTGGGTCTTGCTAGCCTCTACCAGGCCGTTTACCTTACTGTTCCAGCGTGCCATTGGTGCCTCCTAAGCCGAGGGGCCTTGCGGCCCCCCGGCCAGGTTGAACTACACGGAAGTGAGGCCGGTGACGCACATCCAGCTCGACGGATGATCGAGCTGAAGCGTCAGCTCCATCAGCACCAAGCCTCGGGTGTGGTCTCCGTTCTTACCCATCTCCTTGTGCTGCGGGGGACGGTAGAACGCCAGCTTCGCCATCGACCGATCGCCGATGTAGTAGCCGGCCGTCGCGGAGGTCGCCGTCCCCGAACCGGTGGGGATGAAGGCGTCGGTGATGATCGCGAACAGCTGACCGAACGGGCTCTCCATGACCTCGATGTTGGCCTGGAGTCGGTTGTCGGTCGCCGCGATGTTGCGGGTGATGAGCCCGGTCCCACCGGCGGTGACCGCGTTGAAGAAGTCCCGCTTGTGCGCCGGAGCGAACCAGATGGAATCCGGCTCGGCTCCGTTGGTGAACATCGTCATGCTCGCCGAGTAGATGTCGGCGAGCCGGACCTCTCCGGTGGTCGCTCCGGCAGTGCTGAGCCCCGTGAACCCACGGAACCCGGCCATGAGAGGAGACGTTGCCTCGGTGGCGGTCGCAGAGGCCGTGGTTGCGGCTCTGAAAAGAGTCGTCTCTACGTCACGAGCCAACTCCTTGAACCGCTTCATCACCTGGTGGTCGTACATGTCGCGGATTCCGGCCACGTTGGCCGACCGCTCGCGGTCAGAAACGATCACGCCCTTCTTGAAGATCTGCGTGCCGTTCATCAAGCGAGTGGCCGAAACGATCACGGTTCCGGCGAAGTCCTCTCCTTCGGGGTGCCCGGAGGCAGTAGCCGCCGCCAGGGTGTCGACCACCCAGGAATGAACCACGTCCCTCGCGCGGGTCTTGGGGAACCCGCTGAAGGCCGGGGTCTGGGTCATCGCGAGGATGGTGACCATGTCCACCAAGTCCTCGTGGTGAATCGCCCCATCGTCGGGGAAGAACTTCGAGTCGAAAGTCGAATACAGATGGGTGTCCTGTGCCACGTCCTTGTGCTCCTATACGAGACCGACCGCTGTGCTAGCGGCTGAGGAACTCGTCTGGGATTATTTGTCGGAGACGCGCCTTCGCATACGGGGTGGGGTTGCCGGTCTTCTGGAAGTGCTCCCTGGCGCGCTCGAGCGTGGCCTGGTCCTGGACCCCCGGGTCTCGGCTCTCGCCGGTCCGGCTGCCAGGAATAGAGGCCTGTGCTTGCGTGTCCAGGTTCACTCCGCTGTTACCGCTCCCCAACACCTCCTTGCGCTTGGTGTCGCCGAACTTCAAGTAGGCGAGTTCCATCGCGCCGGCTGGGTCCACGTTGAACATGCGCTGGTACGTCTGGTTGAACACCGGGTCCTGAGCGACGTAGCTAGAGACCTGGGACTCGAACTTGGCGTAGTCATCGCCATAGCTCGAAAGCAGCTGGTTGCGAGCCTGGAACCCTTGGCTGATGGGCTGGAAAGCCTTGGTGAGCCGGTCGTTCACCATCTCGTCGATGGCGTCGACAGGAATCCCCATCTCCTCCAACCGCTCCTCGGGTCGCTTGCGGCTCGGCACGTCCTGACGCTGGTTCTGGGCACTGAGCTGCTGCTGGAGCTGCTGTTCGAGCAGGTCCCCGCGCTGCTTCTGGCGTTGCGCCTCTTGGCTCGACGCCTTGTAGCCCCCCACCAGACCGTTCAGGTCCTGGTAGCCGGCGTAGTCCGCTTGGCTCTGCTGTCCGTCCTGGTTCTGCTCGCTCATCCTTGCCTCTTTCCGCTACGGGTTCGCCGCAGCATCCGGGTTCGCCGGATCAGATGGCTGCCGCTCGAGTTCTTCGAGACGGCGGTTGTAGTCGTGGACCTTCACCTCGTTCTCGAACGCCAGCAGCATCCACTCCAGCTCGGAGAATCTGCCGCGTAGCATGTTGATCGCGATGGCGTCGTCCACGCCCTTGTACGGCTCAGGCCGTTCTGAGGGCATCATCGCCCACATCTTCTGCACCTGGCGACCGCGTTCTGCGATCGCCGGCTTGACCACTTCGTTCCATCCCGAAGTCTGTAGAAGCACCCGCAGTTTGTCGATCTGGTCAGGGTTGAGCATGCTAGGCAGCGGCTCCTAGAGGTGAGGGGTTGGAGGTCTGCATCATCTGGCCCAGGATCTCCGGGCTCAGGTTCTCGAGCGACGTGCTGGCCATGGCCGAGATTGCCTCGGGCGACTGGCCACTGCTGTCGGCCATCGCGTTGACCATCGGCACCTGGTTCACCAGCAGGTCGTCTACGTTCTTGAAGTCGAACAGCTCGAAGGCCTGACGAGCGAAGCTGGCCCAGTTCACGAGCTGCACCATCGCCGGGTTCGCCGACATCACCTGGAGCAGGCCCATCAGGTTCTGCTGGCGCACCGAGCGCCCCATCATCTGGCTGGCGCCAACGGCGCGCGCGCGGTAGTCGGGCACCAAGTCGTCGGCGTCGACCGTCACGTTCTCGGGCTGATAGGGGAGGCCGGTGATCGGGTTGGTCTGCGCCAGGCTGCCCATGATCTTCACCTCGTGGGGCATGTCCAGGAACTCGCGATCGAGCTTCCTGAAGGCGTTGGCCAACGGCTCGATGAATCGCTCCTCGGCGAGCTTCGTCTCCATCGCGAGGCGCGTGAGCACGTTCTCCTGGCGCCCCAAGAACCCTCGAGCGGTTTCTCTGCCACCGCCTTGCATCCCCATCACGATGTCGTTGATCCCGAGCCCCAGCTGCATGTACTGGAACAGGGTGGTGACTTCGTTGTAGGCCGCCGAGAGCCCTGACATGTCGGGAGAGAGGGGCCGTATGGTCGAGTCGTCGGCGGGTCCGTCCACCAAGATGATGCGCCCCGCGCGGGACATCAGGTTCTGGGTGTTGATGTTCACCGACGAGTTCATCACCCACTGCGGGTCGATCACCAAGTCCAGGGCGTCGAGCTTCTGGTTGGCGATCCGGTCGGCGATCCGCTGCGGCTTGTCCGCGATCTCCGCCTTGCCGATGCCGTCGAACCCGTAGGGGTCGGGCATGGATGAGAAGGAGATGAACGGCTTGGCCTGGTCCGGCATCGGGCTCTCGCGGTTCTTCAACACCACCCGACCGTTGCCGATCGCGATGCAGCGGCTGCGGATTCCGTCGGGGGCGAACTCGTCGGGCACGAGGCCGTGCATCTCCCAGATTTCGACCGGCTTGGCGAACTTCTCCGACTGCCGCGCCATGTAGTCGAACTCGTTGCGGAACGTCAGGCGCCGCGCCTGGAACTCCTGAGAGCCGACCGTCCCCGACAGCGGGAACTCGCGCATCAGGTTCACCGCCGACTTGTCGAAGTAGGGGTAGGGACCGTTCACGTCGTCGACCATGTCGTCCAGGTCCATCCAGTAGCGATGGATCACCCACTGCATGTCGGCGATGCGCGACTTCCCCGGCTGCTGCCAGAAGTCGAGCCGGTCGATCACTTCCCAGTTGGGGCCGTTGAATATCTCGGCCTGGTACTCCTCGGTGATCGGGATCGAGAGCCCCGGGGCGACTTGCTCCATCCGGCGCCGGCGGCTCTTGCGCGTGATGTTCTTCCAGCCGTAGCGACACACCGCGGTGCCACAGATCGCGTCTTGAAGGAAGAAGTCGACCGCGCGACCCACCGAGTCGCAGTCTTTCATCTGGGCCGAGATCAGGACTTCGTTCTTCTTGGCCCGCGAGGCGTCCTCGGGGGCGTAGCCCTCGAAGGAGACGATCGGCCAGGTCGAGAAGCTCGACTGCACCTTACGCGCCACGTCGCTCTGGATCATGGCGAAGGTGAATGGGATCGACAGGTTGTTGCGGAACTGAGAGGAGCGGTCGCGCCAGTAGCCGCGGTAGGTGTGGTACCAGCCGAGCAGTTTGGAGAACAGCGTCTGGTTGTAGCGGATCGAGTGCTGGCGGCGCGAGTCGACCAGCTCGATCAGGCGCGCCGAGCTTACCGGCTGCCTGCGGTTGTCGGTTCTTCCGTCTAGGGTCTTGCCCTGAGCCACGCTTG